CGTCGTCGCGCATCTGAGCTGGTGGCTCTGCGAGAACGTCGCGCAGTTTGGTCCACGAAAGGTGGTTCTTGTAGTACCTGTGGAAGTACTCGTCGTTAAGCGCACGGAAGTGATCGAACAACCACGCATAGTTGGCGCGTGATGTTGCCGCCCACAATGTACACGGATGATGCTTGTGCGTTGACTTGTATAGTTGCACGTCGTCGCTACCGTAATGCCGGTGAACGGTTGACAGCATCTGAGCACATTCCAACGGCATCTTGACCACATGCTTATCGACTTGCATTTGCGCGGCGATGGTTGGACACGTGTCGAGCACAAATATATTCATAGCGTCTCCTGTTTGATGCGGACTTCGTAGCCCAATGATTTAACTAACGAGATGACGCGGTCAGTCAGCGTTGCTGTGCCTGCCATCTCTGCGAATGTGTGAGCGCGAGGACACACGGGATACACGACGCGGTTGCCGTAGTTGTTTGCGATGCGCACGGTTATATTCATGGCGGCTCCTATAAGATGCGGTCAGCACACGCGGTGGCGTACGAACCTGAGTTAACGAGCGCGGACATAGTTTTGGTATCTGTCCAGTGGATGTCAGCGTCGGGTTGTGCATGAGACTGGTGACGTGACGTGGTGCGACTGTACTTGTCGCTGTTACCGAACCACTGATTGGTGTCGGCGTCGTGCGCATACATGGGGAAGTGTTGCCCGTACGAATAGACAACATACAAACCCTTGCTGTTGATAGACGACGTGATCGTCTCGTTGTTGGTAACAAACTCTTCGCGCTTGTTTACGAGATCACCGACTTCACGGTTACTTATTCTAGCCATATGATTAACTCCTTAATCAGTTAGATGCAGGCGTTGTACCGGCGGCACAATTCTTCTGCATAGTTGCGGTAACGGATGCGCTCTTCGACAGAACGTCCGCTGCGGATGTGAACGACAGCCCACATGTCACCTCGACGGCGTACCTCGTACAATACGTCGAACATTACTTGTCCCCCGTGCTGTGGTTGGCGCGGTAATCGCGATAAACATCAACTGGTGTGATGCACTCACCCTGTACGTAGCCGCCGACGGAATCAGTGGGGAAACGCTCGCCACAACCAGAGAGCCAGTTGAGGATGATGAAGGCAAAGAACAGACCGAACACTGAGGCGAGCGTGATACTACCGAGCCAATCAATGGCGCGACGGGTATTACTTCGACTAACTGCGCGGTCGATGCGACGTTGTTGCGATGAAACATAAGACATATAAAGCACTCCTTATAAGTGGTGACATGTAAACAGATTAGTAGACAAAGATATAAATAGACAAGGGTGTTTAGACAGCGTCTAGCGCGCAAGCCCTTGGTATTACTGTATTTAGACAATTAGACAAAGATTCAGAACAAAGTGCGGCGACGCCAATGAAGAGCGCGTTTTGCACATCAACACATCAGAGTTATGAAATCCTGATGTTATTATTTATTCTTGTCTAATTGTCTAATTGTCTAAATATAATAATATATACTATATAAAACATACACTTAGGTGGCTTGGGTATTTAGACAAACGACTAGACAAGCCATTTCGTGTCTAAATACCCTTGCACAGTGGATCACGCTACCGATTTGATAGCGTCGTCGAGGTCTTGCATCGCTTGGCGATACGCGGCGAGGTCAACTGTCTTGATAACCGCGTCGTCTTTTGTGATTTGACTGGTTAAAGACTTGATGCGTTGCACGGCGTCCAGTTCTTTGATGATCGTGGCGGCAGATTCCTCGTTGACGTACCAAGCGGGTACCTCGTTAGTCAGATACTCTACAACCGCGTCGCCGTCGACGAAGTCAGACTCTTTGCGTTGCGTCTTGTTGATCTTAAACGTGCCATCCTTTTGCAGGATAGCGAAGCCGTTGGCATGTACCCAAGCGGTTATACGCTTACGGTTTACGCCGGATGTCGCCTCGAATAGCTTAGTGAACGCCGTGACGTCGCCATACTCGAACGCGTGACCTGCTACGTTACACAATACGACGTGGATGTTTTCACGAAGTGACGCAGTGGTACGCTTAATTCCACCGATTTTAGCGTTAAGTTCTTTAGATGTTAGCATGATAGATTACTCCAATGATTAAAGGGTTAAAGGGTTAGGGCAATAGATACGCGGGATTGCATATCTATTGTGATAACCCCTTCAGGTTCTCTAGCGCCGCCGCGCGTCCACTTGACTAATGTCATCAAGTTTCATCCGCCGGTGAGGATGCAGTTACTGAAACCAAATGTTCCCCTGCTATCACGCGTGCTATTACACGCATCCCGTCCGCTCTACTAACGACCCCAGCCTCTCCGATAACGAGAATTTTACTCCGCTTGATCGTTAAAACGCTGAATGGCGCTACACGTGTACACGTTGCAAAAAGGGGCATCTGCCGGAGAGAGAACCTTAGTTCCAGATCGTGATGATCGTTGAGGGCTTTTCACTCTCTCACCAATGGCGGCGCGTAAACACGAGGGGGGCGGGACCGATGGGGGGGCGGGGGGCCACCAGCCCTTAGGTCTCACGTATATCGCAACCCAAAATTTGACCCTTTTTAAGCTGCTAACCTCTTGTTCATTTAAATTCCAAATATTGACACAGATGTGCTCACGCGTTAGCATCTGACACCATGAGCAAACAACTGTACAAAGCAATAGACCCTACACAGGTCGATAAACCCATCTTGTCCCCTGCGGATATGTTGGCGATTGAAGAAGACCCGTCCAAAATGGAGACGGTAGCCCGAATGCTGGGTGCAGTTAACCTAGATAACTTGTTCCGCCATATGCAGAACCCCACAATAAACCCCATGGCCCGGATAGAGTTCCAAAAAATGCTGAATAAGCTCGGCAAACTGGAACCGGATACCAAAGCGGACAACACAGGTGGTGGACCACAGGTCATAATCAACATCACACGCGCTAAGGACCGAGACGACGCCATCACAATCGAAGGTCAGGCGCTCGACGATGCTACATGAAGTTAATTTTGAGGTCATAGCGAGCCTCGACGACTTTTTCTACTCGGAAAAGTTCATATCTTTGGCTGTTGGACCGGTCGGATCGACCAAAACCACCGCCGGTATTATGAAAATTGTGCACCATGCGGCACAGATGGCCCCGTGTAAGGACGGAATACGTCGTTCTAGGTGCATTTGGGTGCGAAATACGCGTGAGCAGCTCCGAGATACGTCAATTCCTGACTTTTTGAAGTGGATACCCGATGGAATTATGGGTTCTTTCCTCAAAACTGAGTACAAATTCGTCATAAAAATGGGTGATGTAGAGTGCGAAGTCCTATTTCGCGGGCTAGATGACGCCAATGACGTGCGTAGATTGTTGTCTTTACAGGCTAGTTTCATCATATTTGACGAATTTAGAGAGATTCACCCCGATATTTACAACGCTGCACAAGGCCGTGTAGGCCGCTACCCAGACAAAATGATGAACGGGGTAGGGTGTGTGACCGACGATGGGCGGTCGAATATGCACATTTGGGGTATGACTAACCCCCCTGACATGGATACTTTCTGGGAAACGCTGCTCACTGAGCCGCCAGAGAACGTACATATCACGATACAGCCCAGCGGTCTCTCTCCTGAAGCCGACTGGACGCAGTTCCTGCCAGATGATTACTACGACAACCTCTCCCAAGGTAAGACTGACGACTGGATCGACGTGTATATCAACGCGCAGTTCGGTAAATCGTTGTCTGGTCTACCTGTGTTCCGCTCGTTTGACAGAGACGTGCACGTTGCGAAAACTACCATGAAACCTATGTACTCTGACGACCCCCTGTTGATCGGTGTCGACGCGGGTCTAACCCCGGCGGCGGTGATAGGGCAGGTAGCCTACGATGGACGCTTGGTTGTGTATGATGCGAAAATATCTGATGGCATGGGCGCACTGAGATTTGTGCGGGAAGTGATAAAACCTCTACTGGTTAACAAGTTCCCCGGTAGACGCTCGCTTATAATAATTGACCCGGCTGCATTTCAGCGTGCACAGACCGATGAGCGGACTGTCGCTGATATATGGCGTAACGAAGGCTTTATGGTCAAAGGGGCTAAGACGAATTCTGTGGCCGCTAGGATAGCAGCGGTCGATAGGTTTATGACACGCGTCGTCGACGGTAAGCACGGAGTTGTTATCGACCCCGAAGGTGCGCTGCCACTCGTACAGGCGTTAGCGGGTAAGTACCGTTACAAGATAAATACGAAAGGTGTGAGGGATGAGAGTCCAGAAAAATCGCACCCATGGTCGGATGTAGCTGATGCTTTTCAGTATATGTGTTTGCACGCCGATGGAGGAGAGACCTTTGGTGGCATGGCTTCAATGGACGAACGGCGCGAGGTGGTTAAGGTATCATCGCGAGGCTGGACGTAATGTGTTGACCTGTTAGCAGATAAACGCTATGGTGTCCATAGTATCGCACATGTGAGATAATATTTAATGGCACTAGGTTCGCAACTTATTCCCGTTGCGCGTGCCTCTGACCTAGAGGCCGCAGCACAGAGAGAGTCTGCTGAAAAGCAGATGACCCCTATGATACAGGGTCTTGCAGCGCATGTCCGCCGTCGGTGGGAAGTGATGCGAGATCATAAGCGCGACACAATCGAAGATCGGTTGTCTGCGTGCGTACGTGCAAGGAACATGCAATATGACCCAGCGAAGATGGCAGAGATACGTGAACAAGGCGGCTCTGAAATCTTTATGGGTATTGTTAGTACTAAGTGCAGGACTGCTACTGCATGGTTGCGCGATACACTTCTAGGCACTGGGGCTGATAAGCCTTGGTCTCTTTCTCCAACACCAATTCCTGAGGTTCCGCCTGAAGTAGCGGCGAACCTACAACGCATAATGTCTGCAAACCTACAGCAGTACTACACTGCCGGTAATGCACCGCTTGACCCCATGGAGCTTAAAGAACTCGCTGCCGGTATGAAAGATACTGCAACGCGGGCTATGAAGCACGAAGCGGAAAAGCGCGTTGATCGTATGGAACTGAAGATGGAAGATCAGCTTGCAGAGGGCGGCTGGGTAAAAGCTCTCTACGAATTCACGAACGATCTTGCGACGTTCCCGTTTGCAGTTCTAAAGGGTCCGATACCCCGCAAACGTAAAGCTATGAAGTATGTTAAAGGCGGCTTAGCCGCAGTTGACGTACTACGTGACGAGTGGGAACGCGTCGACCC